CAATAATGTTATAAGAACGCATATTCAAATTTCCATTTAAATTAGCTAGTTTTTCTTCGTCTTTTATTTCTAACACATCTGATATGTGACATATTAAATGAAAATATTCATGTGCTATAGTATTTATTAATTGAGAGAAAGAACTTGTTTTATTAATTATTATAACAGAACTTCTTAATCTTGTATTTGAATATGTTAATCCAGAATTTAGTTTACATTCTTCTAAATTATCTAGAGCCTTATTTATATATTTTACTGGGCATTTTATATCCATTAAAGTTTTAATTATAAAATCAATATCATCACAAGTAGTTTCATACAGAATAGTTATTCTCCAGTTATATACTGAAAATTTGTCTATAATCATAACATTTCATCCCATTCAATAGGTATTCCTAAAATTACAGTATCTGCATACCATCTATTAAATACTATTCCATCATATCCGTCTTTATCATCTATGACATCTTTTACATACATACAAAGATGTTTTGTATCAGTGATACTACTACCCATATAATCGTTATTTCCCATATTATAAACATAAACATAATCATATAATTGATTATTATCTAGTTTAATTCCATTAGCACTTAATAACTAATCTATTTTTTCTTTTTCAACAGGAGCTTTTCCATGATTCATTTTAGAAACAGCAAAATCACACAACTTTTTATTAAAATGCTCTCCGTAATATTTTAAATAACGTTTCATTGAAGTAGGTCTATCATCGTAAATATCAAGTCTCATAATTAATAACGTCTACCACCACGGCGCATACCATAGCGAGAATCGTACATATCATCATCGTCATACTTTTTACGATTTCCATAACGATCACCATACTCAGAATCTTCTACCATATCTTCAAACAAGTCATGAAGACATTCAGCATGTTCAGTTATTTTAGAAATAGCTTTCATAGCTTTTCCAAATTTATCCTCTGTAAATTCTAATACAATCATTTCTATACTAAATTAAATATTTTATCCAACTTAGATTCAAAACCATCAAATCTATTTTCTAAATTTGATAATCTTTCATCTCTTTCTTTATCTATTGCAAACTGTGGATTTAACTCTTTAAGAATACTTTCACAATCAATAATATTTTGTTTATAAACGTCTATATTATTAATAATTTTTTTACTATTTTCTAATATAGATTCTACTTCATTTTGGATTCCTTGTTTAGTTTCACTAATAACAATTTTTCCTCCATTATAAGTATTTATACTATTGATACTTAATAAGTTACTAAATTCTTGAGTAGTATTATCCACATTAACTCTTAAATCTACAGTAGACTAACCATTATAATTAATTTTTGGTTGGCTTACTCCTACCACTTCTCCTATAGAATATTTAGGAGAGGAAGTTTTGTCCAATATATAGACAGAACTTCCTTGAGATAAAGCTGAAAACATTATGCAGAAATTAACTACATTAAGTTAGCATTTTTATCATAATATATAATATAAACACCAACAGATGCAATATCTGCTCCAGTAGCAGCAACTCCTCCAACTAAAGTTAATGGTTGAGTAAATTCATTAGAAGAGAATAGTATGGGAAGTGTATTATTAGTAATTTCAGTATTTAATCTAAATAGAATGAGTCCAGTTCCACTAAGAAATCTGAAAGCTCTATTTGGAATATTTATTACTACATTAGTATCTGTAACATTTACTGAACTACTTTCAATCATAGGTATTCCCATTTTATTTGCAAAATTAAAAGGGTAATTAGTTGTTGCTCCAAACATATTCAATCCTCCTATAAATCAATTCCAAAAATTAGTTTGTCCGTAACCCCAAGCTCCTCCAATATAAGGAGTAGCATTTGCAGCTACAATGTTAGGCCACTGAACAGGTACAGTATTAGGTTGTTTAGCAGCTATAGCATCAATCTTATCATCAAGAGCATGGAAAGCAGCATTAAACTGTAGAGTCTGATGATCATTACTAATCTAATTTCTTAACTGAGTAATTATATCACCTTGAGTATTAATCTTGTTCTATAATTCTCTTTCTTTAAGGTCACAGAATTCTTTAGTAATAAGAGTATTCTGACCAGCAATAGCATTAAGAATACTATTAGTATTTCTCTCATTTTGTGAACTAAGAGTATTAGTCTACTGACATACAGCAAGTTGGTCAGCAGCTTCAATCTAAGCATTTTGTAACTGATCAGCAGCATGATTTTGAGAAGCAAGTAATATTGCATCAGAATGATTAGCAGCAGCTTGAGCCTAAATAGCGTTAGTTTGATTTGCAATAGCTAATCTATTTTCACAGCAACAATTACATAATTGTTGACTAAGAGCAGCATTTCCTGCTTGAATAGAATTAATAACTTGCTGACCACTTAAACCTACTTGAGCACCTACTGTTTGTACTGCACTTTGAATAGAATTTACTCCATTTTGAACATTACTTACAGAAGTATTAAGCATAGTAGCTAATTGACTAAGAGCATCAGCTCTACCATTAATAGCTTGTAATAATAAATCTCTACCAGCATCATTGTTTAATTGGTTAGCTAAGAATCCAGTTCCAGCACCATTACCAAATCCACCGAAACCATTATTACCACCAAATATCCAAGGGAATAAAATCCACATGAACATCATCCACATCCAACTTCCATTTCCAAAACCTCCGTTCTAAGAAAGAGCCATCATAAGAGCAGGATCAATTGAATTGTTTCCATCGGGAACATTAAAAACTTTTGTTTCAGACATAAATAAATAATTTTAAATTTTAAATTTTAAATAAA